TGATTCGATTTGACGGTGAAAAGCATGGAAAAATATAATTCATATGATTCGTATCGAGGCAAATTGCTATACATATCATTTTAATTACGACTCTTTGAGGTTGAGTGAAATTAATGTTAGTAGTTGCAGGTGGTTAGTTAAAATATACTTTCAGTGATTTTGGGGTGGTTCTTTTATTTATCATTGAAAGTAAATATGTATAGCTTCAAGATTTACACGTAAATCTGTTTATTGACAGTCCGCTCATGGCACAGAGCGGACTGTCAGATTAGGCTTTACTCTTTGCCATAGATATGTCAGCTCACACCAGAGCTCATAGAACTTATTGCGGCATTTCCGGCCATTCAGGATTCGCAGGATCCACACGACTGACCAGAACGCTGTAGCGTTCCCAAGCCTCCAACCGTGTGCGCTCCTCCTCTGTTGCTATGTTCAGCCTGACCGCGCGCTCCAACGGCAAAATCACGTATTCAGCATCTGTAAGAAGTCTGGCTTTCCGATTTTCTGCCTGCTGCTGCAATTCCTCCGCCGTATAAATTCGTTTAATCACTGTGCCGTCTTTAAACATCCAGTTCCCTGAAATGTCCGCCCGTCGGTTAGCAGTAATATCCGCCACTTCAACAACACTTAATCCATCTGGTCTGATAGCTGTCACATCCTTTTCCACATAGCGGATGATATTATCTTTGTCGTACGCTATTTTTATCGTGTCATCAGCAAAATACTTTTGTTCTTCGTACCAGTTCTTACCATCTTCTGAAAAAAACCAGACAACATCAAAGTCCTTTGTTAATTGATATTGTTCAACCGTTTTTGGATTACCCGCCGTAATATTTTTTAAATGCTGCATAAATTATACCTGCACCACGTTATACCATGTCCCGTTAATGTATTTCTGCACCGGCCTGTAATATACGCCACCAATGTTATCGGCAGAGTTTGAGCCGGTATCCTGAACAATAATGCCGGAATATACACACCCGGATGGTGCCTGATGTGTCCATGTCATGCCATTGTTCGCAGGTTTGTATGTGGCAGCACCACCAAGCCGGATATCCCGGACATAGCGGGAATCAAAGTTACCGTAATCCGAGGGATTAACACGCCCCGTAATATTTATGGTTTTATTACTTTGAATGCTACCGGAGACAAAGCGCATAACATGGACGTTATTAGCATAAACATCCAGATTACCGTCGCCATTTTGTTTAAAGCCCGTGTCATTATCACCCAAAACAATCGAGTTACCGCCAAGAGCACTGGATGTACCGATGCCCAGTGCACCATTCAATTGACCTCCAGATAATGATAACGCCCCAACATCAGCAGCAGTCGGTTTAATGTGCGAACTGTAAATTACATATACAGTTCCATCTGTCAGGCCTGTTGGTTTATTCGCTGTATAAGTTGGTGATGTATGAATCGTTACGCTGGCGTTACTGGTATAATCCCACTGAATATTAACACCTGTGGCGTAATTACCTATTTCAACATAAACATCATAGGTATCACCGGATGTATTCACCCATGCAAAATTAGTAAATCCAACCGAGGTCCGTCGCCATAACGCACCAGTAAGACCTTTTGGATTTCCATTTCCCGCACGAAGAACAAGTTCAGATATACCAGCCTGCATAGGGGAGTTAACATTATACCCGGCACCACCAATCAGACTTATGTAAACCACGGAACTGGCCTGTGGCATGGTTACAGTTGCCAGCCTGAACCATCCTGTACCACCACTAAAAGACATGGTTGTTGAATTTGTTGCTCCAATATTGCGCAGGAATAATCTTTTATCAGGAATATCCGCGCCGTTCTGATCTTTCTGAAGACGTTTCTCAGCATTGTCATAGGCAGACCTCACCGCTTTTGGTGTTGCGGCCAGCGTATCAGAATCGCTGTTGGTGGCGCTACTGAGCTGGACAAGGCCTTTTCTCGCTGTGGTGGCGTCCTGTGCAGTGTATTTCCCGTTAGCAAGGTCATACGCTGTCTTAACCGCCTTTGGCGTTGCAGCCAGCGTTTCAGAATCGCTGTTGGTGGCGCTACTGAGCTGAACAAGACCTTTCCGCGCCGTGGTGGCATCCTGTGCAGTGTATTTCCCATTAGCAAGGTCATACGCTGTCTTAACCGCCTTTGGCGTTGCCGCAAGCATTTCAGAATCGCTGTTGGTGACGCTACTGAGCTGGACAAGACCTTTTCGCGCTGTGGTGGCGTCCTGTGCAGTGTATTTCCCGTTAGCAAGGTCATACGCGGCCTTTACCGCTTTTGGTGTTGCGGCGAGCGTTTCAGACGTGCTGTTGGTGGCACTACTGAGCTGGACAAGACCTTTTCGCGCTGTGGTGGCATCCTGCGCAGTATATTTCCCGTTAGCCAGGTCATAGGCGGCCTTTACCGCTTTCGGCGTTGCGGCCAGTGTTTCAGACGTGCTGTTGGTCGCATTGCTTAACTGAGTAAAACCTTTTGCGGTCAGCGAGGCGTCCGGGTGACGTCGTGACTGTTCATGCTCTGCAATTTTGTCATCAACGTAATCCTGCGTCGCCATCACCGTTGTGGTGTCAATGGTCAGCACCACTGAGGCCACACTGCTGACGATGATGACCATGCGGCAGGTCTGCGAACGCCCTGAGCCTTCGGCAAGGGCAGGTTTATAACTTTCGGCCATGTTCGCCACGGCAATTAACGTTCCCGCATCATCGTACAGGCCAAGCTCACGCATCCAGAAACCACCCACCTCCGGCGGAATAACCAGCTCTGCGATAATATAATTACTGTTTCGTTTGTCCTGGCTGATTTTGTTCAGCGTATGTCGCCAGACTTCATGGATAAGCCCGGTCTGTCCGGCATCCGGGACAGGCAATTTACCACCGCCATCCCCGACGGCCATCGTGGTAATGTTGACCTTCCGCCCTCCCGGCGCGGTTGCCGCTGCCAGCTTTGCTGCACCGGCAGTGGTGATAACGGTTCTGAATTTTGTGCTCATTATTCCTCACTTATCCGGGGTAAACCGTAATTACATCGCCGTCGTAAGCCACACCACCGGCGAACAGGTAGCCGGGAATGTCCCGGGTAATGTTCAGGCCAATAAGGTGGCGGCTTGCAGGTTTGGCATCAGCAATCAGCCGTTCCATTTCCTGATACATTGCCTCTGTGATGCCACTTTCCAGTACACCAATATCAAGCCGGAAGGTGCCGGGCGGGTCACTGCTTTCCCACCACTCCGTCACGTTGATGAGATAGCCGAGCGGCTCCACCACACGCCGGATTGCACCGACAGTGCCTTTATGACAATGAATGAAATACGCATCGCGGATAACGGCGCGTTTTGTCGCTTCCGGCCACTTCTCATCCCACCTGTCGACCGAAAACGCCCACGCCAGCCACGGCAGCAGATTTGCCGGACAGGTATCCGGGTTCCACAGCTCACGAATACTGACCGGCGTTTTTTCAATTTCCGCACAGGCTTTTGCGGCGGCGACCTCAAGCGGTGATGAGCCGGTCGGCAGCAGTCGCGAATCACTCATCCGAGCCTCCGGTCACGACGCGGTATTCGGTACAGAAAGACGCCTGCGTGCTGTTAAGCACGATATCGGCCAGCGGTGCAGCCAGTTCGACACGCTGCACGCCTTCCACATGCAAAGCGGCATAAATGGCAGACAGACGGATGTCGCGCCCCAGCCGGTGCTGTGCCGTGATATACGCTTCCAGCTTTTTCACAGCGGCAGCGCGGATGGGTTCGCTTTCGGGACCAGGGTAAAGGTAAAGCGTGGCGTTTATCTGGTATTCAACGATGGCGGCAGACTGCACGGTCACGCGGTCGGCCACCGGCCTGACGTCCTCACCATTAAGGGCGTTACGCACCACAGCCAGCAGGTCTTCGGATGCGACACCGTTATTTTCACGTGACAGCACGGAGATGGTGACGCAGGCAGGAGACGGACTGGTAACAGAGATATCCGCGACACGCCCGTCAGCACTGCGACCATGATACTGATAGGCCCCCACCGACCCGGCGACGCTTAAACCTTCAAACGCCTGCTGAATACGCAGACGATAATCGGTGTCAGATTCCATCACGGCCGGTGTCGGCGGGAGGGTCGAATCATCTGCCGGGGTGATAATCAGGCGCGTGGTGTTGTAATTGGCACCAATCACATCAAGGTCATTACCGGCGGCACAGGCCAGCATCACCGCCCGTGCGGCCTCATTCACACGCTGACGCCAGATAAGCTCACGATAAGCATTTTCCTCCAGCAGTTTGACGAGAGGCTCAGATTCCAGCGTCAGGGTACGGGCGACCGCCTCCTGCTGGTCTTCCGGGTAAAGGGAAATCAGTGTCGCCTTGCGTTCGGCGAGAATGGTTTCAAAGTCCAGCTCCTCGACCACATCCGGTGCGGGTAGCTGGTTCAGGTCGATAATCGGCATGGTTTCAACTCACAGGGATGGTTAACGAAAGTGGCTGGCCGGTGTCGTTGTGCTGACCGGTTAACGTGACCGTCATTCGCCCGTCAAAACTGCGCACCGTGGTGACGGATGACAGGGTGACTCGGGGTTCCCATTTCAGCACCGCCATGTAACAGGCGACCTTAATCTGCAACTCAAGCGCCGGGGTCTGCGGCTGGTCAATCATTGACGCCAGCAACGAGCCGTAATCACGACGCATCACCCGTGAGCCGACCGGTGTGCGCAGGATATCGCCGATACTCTGGCTGATATGCTCAAGGTCAGTGACAGTCAGGCCATCACTGCGATTCATTCCGAGATAACGCGCAGTCATAGAGGTCCCCCGGTTGTGCCGCCGCTGTCGCCGGGGTGTTTATGGGTATGCAGTACCTTACCGTTTGATGAGAGCTCACCGCCGGTGTGTTCAATGTTGCCGCGCATCGTCCCGCCCTTCTGCACTTCCAGCGTGCCGGTAATCAGCCTGTTGGTGCAGACCACCTCCGGTGTGTCCAGGGTGATGCGGGTTGATGCTTTCACCATGACCACCGGCACCGTGGCAGTAACAGAATCAGAAGCCGTCACGCTGGCCGTTTTAACTCCGCTTACCGTGAGCGCGCTGGTTTCAGGTTCATACTCAATCACCGCCCCGTCAGGGAAACGGATATGCAGGGCATCCGCCGACGCAGACGGCGCGGGGTTATCGCCGGAATAAATCCCCGGCAGAACGAACGCCGTGTCGAGTTCACCACCCACGGCCAGAATCAGCACCTGTTCCCCCACGGAAGGTGCCCACCATGTGCGCGAACGCCCGGCGCGATGGGTCAGCCACTGAAGCCAGTCGGTGCACATGCCGCCGGTCTGCACGCGGCAGCGACCGGCGTTAAGGTCGGTTTCGACGATAATGCCGGTGCGAATCATGTTGCGCAGTGCGCGCGCGAGTTCCTGAATATTTGCGAGAGTGTTCATGCATGTGAGATTGCACAATATATAAAAGTTATGCTATCTGGATTCATTTGTAGAACTACCAGACAACATTCAAGGAGAGCGTAATGGTCAGCTATAATGTGACTAATGTGTGGGGGCTAATCGTTTTTTTCCTTTGTAGCTTTGCAGTATTAGCATTTTTTAGCTTTGGTAAAAGTAACCTTATGAGGCTTATTGCACATTATTTCAATTTTGGATATTCAGACAAAAAATTAAAAAGACTTGACCGCGAGTGGCGCGACATTCAACTATTTAAAATAATTAACGGAATCAATGTATCAGGCATTGAAAATGTGAGAATGATACAGCAGGGACTGATTGATGGAAAACTAAAAACATCGTATTTTTTCCTTACTCGCATCTGGGGTGACATAACAAAACCACCACACATAATTAAAACAATAATTGT